GCCGAACTAATTAGTTGACAGCCGAAGCCTAACCTGTTATAATCATTATATAAATCAGAGGTCGCACTTTGTCAAATTTTTTCAGTAAGGTCGCAGTTTTCACTGACATCCACTTCGGCAACAAGAACAACAGTCGTCAACACAATATGGATTGTGAGGACTTTGTCAAGTGGTTCATCCGTGAAGCCAAGAAACGTGGCTGCGAAACTTGCATATTTTGCGGTGATTGGCACCACCACCGTGCAAGCGTAAATGTGTCAACACTAAACTACAGCGTAAGCAATTTCCGAATGCTCAGCGAAGCATTTGAAAAGGTGTACCTTATCGTTGGCAACCATGACTTGTTCTACCGTGAGAAGCGTGAGATCAACAGTTTTGCTTTTGCCAAGGTACACGATAACATTCACATCATCAATGACGATATTCTTGAAGAGGGCGATGTTGCACTAGTGCCCTGGCTGGTTGGTGACGAGTGGAAGAAGATGAAGAAGCTAAAAAGCCGTTACGTCTTTGGACACTTTGAGCTACCACACTTCATGATGAACGCCATTGTGGAAATGCCTGACCACGGTGAGTTGCAGGTGGATGACTTCAAGAAGGCTGATTATGTCTTTAGCGGTCACTTCCACAAGCGACAACAGCGTGGAAAGGTTCATTATTTAGGTAGTCCTTTCGCGCATAACTATGCGGATGTATGGGATGACCAGCGTGGAGCAATGTTTCTCGAATGGGGAGGTGAGCCTGTATATGTCAACTATGACGGCCCGCGTTACATCCGCCTCAATCTTAGCGACCTGATTGACGCGCCAGAGGACTACCTAAATGATAAGACATACTGTCGTGCAATGCTTGATGTTCAGATCAGCTATGAAGAGGCTAACTTCATCAAGGAGACATTTGTATCGCAGTTCAATCCGCGTGAGCTCAGCCTCATGCCCATCAAGAAAGAAGACATGAATATCGATCCAGCAATGGACGGTGACTTTATCATGGAAAGTGTAGACCAGATTGTCTACAACCAACTGCAAAAGGTTGAGAGTGAAATGATCAACCAAAAGCTGCTCATGGATATATACAAAGACCTATGATTAGACTCAAAAACATCACCATCAAAAACTTTCTCTCAGTGGGAAATGTTACACAGGCAGTCAACTTTGAAGACTCAGGTCTTACACTGGTACTGGGTAACAACCTAGACCTAGGTGGCGACGGATCACGCAATGGTGTCGGTAAGACAACCATGGTTAATGCTCTCAGCTATGCATTGTATGGCAATGCTATAAGCAATATTAGAAAATCAAATCTTATAAACAAAACCAACAACAAAGGTATGTTGGTCACCGTCGAGTTTGACATCAACGGTAACCAGTATCGTATTGAGCGTGGGCGCAGCCCAAACGTTCTCAAGTTTTTGGTTAACGAAATTGATGCTGTCGGGGAAACTGATGAAGGGCAAGGCGAGATGCGTCTTACCCAACAAGCTATCGAAAACATGATTGGCATGAACCATGTCATGTTCAAGCATCTAATTGCGCTCAACACATACAACGAACCGTTCCTTGCTCTGAGAGCTAATGATCAGCGCGACATCATTGAGAACTTATTGGGCATCACCATGCTCAGTGAAAAAGCTGTAGTGCTCAAAGAACTGCTCAAGACAACGCGCGATCAAATCAAGGAAGAAGAATACCGCATCAAAGGGGTCGAAAATGCTAACGAGCAAATCAAGAAATCCATTTCGGACCTTCAACGCAGGCAGAGGATTTGGCGGGAAAAGAATGACGGTGAGGTCAAGGACCTACAAAGAGCGGTTGGAGAACTCGAAGCCCTTGACATTGAGTTTGAGCTTGAACAGCATGTGGCGTTGGAGGAGTATAACCGCTCTGCTGCGCAACTATCAGAATTTAGGCGGACGGTGGCGTCCCTTGAGGCCGGTATTCAACGTGAACAAAGAAACCGCGATCAAGCAGAAGCAGCTCTCAACGACGCTCAAGAGCATCGTTGCTATGCGTGTGGACATACCCTTAAGGACGAATCTAAGACGGCAGCAATTATTGAATCAAAGTCGGCTGAAGTTAACGACGCCGATCAGCAGATCACCGAGAGTGTGGAAGAGATTAACAAAATAAATTCTGAGATCGAAAAGATCCAACTTCCAGACAAGGTCCCTGTGACTAAATATGCAACAGCGCAAGAAGCGTATGGGCAGGCAAATGAGCTTGCTAACCTTAAAAGCAAGCTAGAAAGCTTGCTTGAAGCTGAAGATCCTTACAGCGATCAAATTCGTGGACTTGAGGAAACTGGCATTCAGCCAATAGATTGGGAAGTGATGAACAACTTACATAATCTGCGTGAGCATCAGGAATTTCTACTCAAGCTGCTCACTAACAAAGACAGTTTTATCCGAAAGCAAATCATCGAACAGAATCTACAGTACCTCAATGGTCGTCTCAACTATTACCTTAGCAAGCTAGGCTTGCCACATGAAGTGGTGTTCCAGAGCGACCTCAGTGTTGAGATTACTGAACTGGGGCGTGAACTTGACTTTGATAACTTGAGCCGTGGTGAGCGTAACCGCTTGATCCTTGGCCTAAGCTGGGCATTCCGTGACGTTCATGAAAGCACCAACCAGCCTATCGACTTCATGGCTATCGACGAACTGATCGACAGTGGCATGGATAGTAATGGTGTTGAGAACGCTCTTGGTGTGCTCAAGAAGATGCACCGTGATCGTAACAAGAACATCTTCCTCATCAGTCACCGTGAAGAGTTGATTGGTCGAGTGAATAACATCTTGTATGTGGTCAAGGAGAACGGATTTACCAGCTTCAGCACTGACCAGGAGTTTGACATTGAATAATAGTTCATATTTAACACATGATTTAATCAATACCAATAAAGCCAGCATAGGTCCAATTGGTACCAGCAACGGCACAATTTCAACCAGTATTGACCCAAGTTGGCTCGAAGATACTTGGATTGCTGATCCAAGTATACTATACCCTAACACGTATTCAACGACGCCATGGCCAAACAGCTATACCACGACCACTATCACCCTAGAAGATCTTAAAGAACTCGGCCGGAATGTTGAAGGTACGCATGAAAATAGTCGCCCAAGGATGCGCCCTAGCAAAGATGTTAGCCCAATCTTGGCAGATATATTGAATGACCTCTAAGAGTAAAGCTAAAGGCAGCGGATGGGAACGTGATGTTGCTGCATACTTGACAGAACTATATGGGGATCACTTTATGCGTGTTCCCAACAGTGGCGCTTATACCGGCGGCAGCAATGCTGGCCGTAAAATCGTCATGACAGAAGGACAAGTACGCCACATGAAAGGCGACATTGTTCCACCAGACCATTGGCGGTTCTTGAACTGCGAGTGTAAGAACTACGCCAGTTTTCCTTTCCATAGATTGCTGATGCCGATTGAGATTCCTCAACTTGAAGATTGGTTACAGCAAATCATGGATGCAGCCGACCCGGGAGATGTAAACATCTTGTTCTTTAAAATCACCCGCGTTGGAAAATTTGTGGCTTTCGATGTGAGCCAGCCCTTCCAAACCGACCGTTCAGTGAACTACACTGATAGACTGGGTCGTACTTGGCAAATCACTGAGTTTGAGAGTTTTTTCGATTTTAATCGAGATGCTTTTGAACAGGCTAATATAGGCACCCCAGAGACCAACTCATAAACTCCACACAGAACCCTCAACATAGCGGCCCTATATAATACCTTGAGCTTGACGTCAACACCAGTCGTCATCGGATTCTGGTACGCCGCCTAATACCCAGTCATAATTAGATGGTATCGGGGTGACGCCCGAGCAATTGAGTAGGCTCTCCTGTCCACTTGGAACCTACGGGTAGCATGACGCATCTGTAACAGTTGTCATGTGGTCCTGCGTTGAGAAGATCGATGTAAAAGGGTACAGCACAACCGCCCTTTCCTGACCTTACAAGGTTATCGTGTTACAGAGTGTCCCCTGCTTAGGGGTTGGTGACGGAAAAGTCCCAGCAAGTCATGCTTAGCCTCTCTCGGGGCTAAGTGTGACTTTTTGGCTCTGGAAAAATCGATTGGTCAGAATAAGATGATTTCATCTTCTTGTCGATGATGATATGGTTCGAAATCAATTTCGATTGTAAAAAACGCTGAAAGCGAACTGAACCTGAATGAACGAAGTGAATGAAGGTGAAGATCGCGAATCAGCGATTGATGCGAAGCATCAATCATATAATGACTCCCGAACGGGATACATACGGTTGACAATGCTCTGAGCTGTTTATAGATATTCTTGACCTTTTTTGCCTGATTTCTTCTTCATGTAGTCCATTAGGCGTTCTTCGAAGACTTTGATGCGTTTGAGAGGCATCTCTCTCAATTCGCTGTAGGCAATTGCACCTTCACTATAGATCGACACTTCGAACAAATACCCTTCCAAATCTTCTGCATCCACGTTCAGCTTTTCAATGTAGTCATTGAGTTCTTGGGCATTCATGTTTGCTGCCGTGGTGAGAAAAAATTTACAGGGTCAAGGTTCACTGTCATTCGATATTCATGTTCACAAGAAGGGCACTTGACCTTTACTTGATCGTCTATTTTTGGATCGCTCAGTTTTTCAATTCCAGCCCGTATCTTTTCATATGTTGCCGAGTCCATATTTTCTACCCAGGAGAAGATATGATCAGGATTGGTAACGATAGTATCTTCTGGTTCGCCTCGCATTATGACACGAACAATGCATTCTGCAATCTGTGTGGTTTGCATGGCAATCGCACCAACCAGTGCTTGGTTGAATTGTTTAATCTTTTCTTCATCGCTCATATTGTTATCACTGCTCAACATATTTTGCATACGTTGCTGGAAGAATGATTCGATTTGACCTTTGATCTGACTTTGTAAAGTAAATGGTCTCAATTCAACTTCCAATGTTTCGTCAATTTTAATTACTGGATTGGAGTCAATGGTTGCGGCAGTGTTCATAATCAAAGTTAAATCTACTGCATATGTTTTTCTTTCTTCACATTTTGGACAACTGCCCTTCACATCTAGTTGCTTTCCCTGGCTTGCAACACGGATACCAAGAAGAAGTTTATCAACATCGCATACTGGAATCTCTTCTGGTTGTGCAATGTCTGGAATAGTGCTGCGAAATAGATCGTAAAGTGCTTCACCGTTGAACAGTGTGTCAGGCGTCTTGAGTTTGATCTCGTCAGCAGCGCTCATTGGCATGATGCCAAGTTCACCATCTGCGCTGAGCTTGACGCCGCTAGGGTAAAATCTTCCCTGGCTGGGCAAACTGGTGTAGAATGTCTTATGTCTGTAAAGTTTTTCGAGTGGATTCTGGGTCATTTCTTTCTCACTAAATACCATGCATGATGCATTTGTATAAGTATTTATCTGCGTAGTTTAAGGGCTTGAATGGCTGAAAGTTATGAAATTCCTATTGGTGACGGAGGTACTCCTGTAAGAGTACCAGCATGGGCGACTGAAGCAACAGCGCGTGAAATGGCCAAGTATAACGAAGCCACTGCTAAAGCTCTGACTGATCTGTTGCGACAAACTTCTCGTGACAAAAAAGTAGTCATGGAAAACCAGAAGATTTTCCGTGGAATGAAAAAAGCCACAGAGCAGCGTGTTGAAGACGATGTCAAATCAACAAAAAAGCGCATTAAAGAAGAAACGAAGTACACTAAAACCCTCAAAGAAACCAACAATGTTTTGGCGGAAGCTGGTAAAGACATCATGGATGTCTTTAGCAAGGATAGCCTTGCAGCGATCACCAAAAGTCTTATCGGTCTCGGTGTTCTTGGTGCTGGTATTGGTTTTGCCATCGGACAAGTTGAAGCGTATGCAACACAAATTGCCAATCTAACCAATGTTGGTGTTGGTTTAGGTATCAGTATGGCTGAACTTCGTCAACAAGCTGCGGCGACTGGTTTGGCCATTGAAGATTATGGTAATCTGGTTATGACTAGTGGTGATACACTTCGTGCTATTGGTGAAAATGCACAAGATGGTGCTAGAAATTTCAGCATTCTCAGCCGTCAAGTTTTTGAAGCATCACGACAGTTCAATAACTTTGGTTTGACAAATCAGGAAGCTAATGAGATCCTCATGCAGGAAATCGAACTAAGGCGGCGGAGCGGTATGGAGCAACAAGAGCTCACTGAAGGTTTGTCTGATTCATTTACACGACTCATGGCTGAAACCACTGCTATGGCTGTTATGACTGGACAAGATCGTCGAGAGATGTTGCGTAGACGTCAAGAAATGGCTAACAATGCTAGCATCGAAGCAGCCAGAATGGCAGCTATTGCTGAGGGTGGTGAGGACTTCTTGGACGCTGTCGGTGCTATTAGTGATGCAAGCGGTGCTGGTGGTGAGATAGGAAATCGTATTGGTGAAGCCATAATGATTGCTGTTTCAAGCGGTATTGATTTTCGTCAAGTAGATCCACTATTAGCACGGATGTCTGCCTTGGATACTGAACTTGGTGCCTCACTGTCTGGCATACAAGAATTCATGAGAGACAGTTATCGTAATTTGGATTCGGATGAATTGCGTGTTCAATTGACTTCTAGATTTGCTGGACTCACTGAAGCATTTGATTCTGCGGACTTTCGACGTTTGGGCCTATTAGCTGCTCGTGGTGTTGAGGGCGCCGCCGAAGTTATTAGTTTGGCTGCTGAACTTCAAGGATTGAGCTCTTCTGTCACTGAAAACCGAGAAGCATATGACCTGGCAGTTGAACAACTGGAAGAAACAAATCTACTTGCATTGGCAAGCGAAATGCAGACTGCAATGAATAATCTACGTACAAGTGCACTGAACACCGCATTTGCAATGCTTGGTTTGAATGATAATTTGGAAAATTTTGACGAAGCACTTGTTGAAGCTATTAGAGGCATAAGTGATAACTTTGGTAGAGATCAGACACTTTTTGACGGGTTAACGGATACTTTTGATGATCTTACTGAATCAATGAACTTTGCAGGCCAGGCTGCTCTGACACTTGCCGGTGCTCTAACCTTACTAGCCGTAACACCTGGTCTCCGTACACTTCTTGGCGCTGGTATGAGAAGAGGCGGTGGTGGACTACTGCGACGCGCAGGATCTGGTATTAGATCATTGTTTGGAAGAGGCGCCGCCGCAACCGCTGGATCTGCAACTGCGAATGTAGTGCGTGGAGGTAGCCAAGCCGCAACACAAGCTGCGCGTCAAGCTGCAACGGCAGCAACTCAATATCAAACTTCTCGGATACTAGGATCAGTTTTGGCTCGCGTCGCCGGCGGTGCCGCTGTAGGTGCAGTGATTCCTGACCGAATGGGCGATGGTACAGCGAGCGGTGCCTATGATGCCGAAAATCCCTTCCCAGAAGATGGAACACAAGTTGAGCAACTGCAATGGCAACTTGATCGTGAAGCTGCACTAAATGGTACAGAGACAAGACAGGTTACACAGGCTGAAATAGATCAAGCAGACGCTGAGCAACGACGGCGCAACACACCATTGTTTAGGGATCTTGATCCTTTTGAGCAGCGTGAAATGCGCCTAAACACACCAGGTTCGCGTGGTGCGTATGATAACTTGCGTGAAGCCGGGGGGATGGATGCAGAAACTCATGCCGTCCTGACAGGTAGACCGATACCTGGGCGTGGGCGAACTGAAGAAAGATTGGTTGAAGCAGTTGAAGAGTTGGTGCGTGAAACACGTGAGACGAGACAAGAATTTCGTCGCACCCGCCGCGCAATTGAAGAATAATAAATACCCGCAAATAGGATACATTACACATGGCCGGATGGAAAAAACATTTCCAAACATACAACGTCAGTGGGCAAAACAGCCCATTAGGTAGCGGAGGCAAGAGTCGCGGAGCGAACCGCACTGATGCCTCACGTTTTCAGAGTTGGTTGCCTGAAGTTTATGTAGGTCAACCCAACCGTCTTGAACGCTACCTACAGTACGATCAAATGGACATGGACAGTGAAATCAACACTGCCTTGGATACCATTGCTGAGTTTTCAACTCAAAAAAGCGAAGAAACTGAAACCCCATTTGAGGTGAAATGGCATGACAGCCCAACTGAAAACGAGAGCGAAGTTCTTCAAACTGTTCTCAAGCAGTGGGTGAGAGTAAACGACTGGAATCGTCGTATTTTCAACACGTTCCGCAACACTATCAAGTATGGTGATCAACCATTTATTCGTGATCCTGAAACTTGGAAGCTGTTCTATGTAAGTCCAGCTGATGTTCTACGTGTTATCGTTGATGAATCACGTGGTAAAGAACCTGCACAATATGTGATCAAAAATCTTGATCCCAACTTCCAGATGCTCACAGCCACAACACCTCAGGGTGGTAGCGGACCCAACAACTATGCATCAAGCGCGCTGACTGGTGTCAACAGCGGACAGACCAGCAATCCACGCAACATGACACAGACTCAAGCAGGCGGCATTGGCACAGAGATTGAAGCACTGGTTGATGCGAATCATGTGATTCACATGGCACTCACTGATGGTATGGATTTGGCGTGGCCATTTGGTACAAGTATCTTGGATGCTGTGTTCAAAACTTACAAGCAGAAAGAACTGCTAGAAGATTCGATCATCATTTACCGTGTGCAGCGAGCACCTGAACGTCGAATCTTCTATATCGATGTGGGTGATATGCCAAGCCACCAGGCCATGGCACACGTTGAGCGTGTTAAAAACGAGATCCATCAACGCCGCATTCCAACCAGAACAGGCGGCGGCAGCAACATGATGGATGCACAGTATAATCCGCTATCAATTATGGAAGACTACTTCTTTGCACAGACTGCTGAGGGACGAGGCAGCAAGGTAGACACACTGCCAGGTGGTGAAAACTTGGGTGACATCGACGACCTCAAGTTCTTCAACAACAAACTGGCACGTGGTCTGCGTGTTCCATCAAGCTATCTGCCAACAGGACCAGAGGATGGTACAGCAAGCTACAACGATGGACGTGTTGGCACAGCCTTCATTCAAGAATATCGTTTCACACAATATTGTAAGAGATTGCAGAACATTATTCAACCTGTATTTGACAAAGAGTTCAAGATGTTCCTCAAGCACCGTGGTTATGAGATTGACTCAAGCCAATTTGAACTTGATTTTGTTGAGCCACAAAGCTTCAGCGACTACCGTGAGATTGAAATCAATGGTGCTCGTGCTGGTGTGTTTGGGCAGATTGAAGGCATTGATTACATGAGCAAGCGTTTTGCACTCAAGAAATATCTACAGTTGAGCGATGATGAAATTCTTGAAAACGAGAAGCTGTGGAAGCAGGAAAACCCAATCAAGGGCCAAGAAGGTGATGGCGTTGATGGTGATGAATTCAGTGACCTAGGCAACGTTGGTGTTCAAGGCGGCGGGGATGGAAGCCTTGACGACTTTGAAGCTGATGAAGACTTTGGGGACGAAGATTTCGACGACGATCTAGGCGGTGATGAAGATTCACCAATAGGCGGCGCTGAAGGCGGAGAGGAAGAAGAGACATGAGAGGACGCGAGTTTCTAAAGGAATATTACGAGCAAGATCGTGATGATTATAATGTGGTTAACATTGATCATCGCCGTCGGCCACGTATTACATTGCAGCATCTACAAAAGCTTCGCAAGACTAGAAGCATTGAAGAACTTGAGCAAAAGCAGCGTATTGATGACGTTGCTTACATATATGGACAGCCAGAATCAGAAGAATGATTTACTTATGGCGGTAGATCATTGAATTAAAACACACTTTTTGCCCTTTTTTCAGCCTTTTTAAAAGGTAAGGCGCTTTGTTTTGTAAATACTATTTGAAGTAATGCAAAACAAAGTCCCAAGAGGGATTTCAAGGAGTGTGAAAATGCCTAAATCAAAACTAGAAAAAGTGTTGGAGTACATGGTCAATGGTGAGAAAGAACTCGCCAGTGAAATGCTTCACGAGCACCTAATCGAAACAGCCCGTGATATCTACGCAGAGCTGGCTGAAGAAGATGACATGGTGGAAGAAGAGCTCGACCTAGACGACGAGGACGAAGAGCTTGGAGAGGGTCTACATGACGACGACGAAACCGGTGATTTTTCCGACGATCTCGAGTCAATGGAAGACGAACTAGAAACAGAAGAATACTTCGGCGAAGAAGAAGAAGACGACGAAGATGAAGCTATGGACGATCTCGAAGGCGAGATGGACATGGACGACGACATGGACGACATGGAAGACGATGACATGGACATGGAATTCGACACCGAAACAGACGATGACCTAGAAGTTGAGCCAAACGACGCTGAAGAAGCAATGGTCAACGTTGAGGATGCAATGGACGAGCTTCGTGCAGCGTTTGCTGATCTTGTAGGCGACGAAATGGACGACGAAGAAGGCGACGAAGTTGCAGATGAATTCGACGACATGGACCTAGAAGATGGTGATGATGAAGATGACTTTGATCTTGAAGATGACGAAGTTGGTGAGTCAGCAACATTGAGCAAGCACAACGTCACTATGTCAGGAGACGAAGACGGAAAAGCTTCACCAGTCAATCAAAAGCAGTCAGACATGAGCGATGGCCATGCAAAGGCTGTTGACTTCGCTGGCGGAGACGAAAAAGGTGGCAAGGGCGATTCAGCTAAGAAAATGAACGTCACTGGACCACAAGAGCAAAAGGGCAAGATGGACAAGAAAGTACCAGCGCCCAAGAACTCAGCGGAAAAAGCCAAGTCAAATCTTGGTAGCTAAGGGAAAAGATAACTGATGTTTACACCACTTAGAGAAGTTATTGCACCTAGTGCAGCTCATATTACCACTGAAAGCCGTGATAACGGCCAAGGTGGTAAGGATCTGTTCATGCAAGGTATCTTCATCCAAGGTGATAAGCGCAATCAGAATCAACGTGTATACCCAGTCAATGAAATCACTAGCGCTGTTAAGACGCTAAAAGAAAAGATTGCTGGTGGATACACAGTCCTTGGTGAAGCAGATCATCCTGATGATCTCAACATCAACCTTGACCGTGTAAGCCACATGATTGTCGATATGGACATGAATGGCGCAGACGGTGTTGGTAAACTAAAAATGTTGCCCACTCCAATGGGCAACATATGTAAAACACTGCTGGAAAGTGGTGTAAAACTAGGAGTCAGCTCTCGCGGTAGTGGCAACGTTGACGGCTCAGGCAATGTGTCAGAGTTTGAAATTGTCACGGTCGATATCGTAGCGAACCCAAGTGCACCAGATGCGTATCCGGATCCGATTTATGAACATCTTATGAATCACCGTCGCGCAAATAGCATTTGGGACGTAGCAACTAACGTTAAGCACGATTCAAAAGCACAGAAGTATCTCAAAGAAGAGATGATTCACTTTATCCAAGACCTAGGGAGAAAATAACAATGCCTAAGTCAATCACAGAAATCCTCGGTACTGACGCTCTTACTGAAGACGTCAAGACTGAACTCGCCGAAGCATTCGAACAGCGAATTGCCGAACAGCGCGAGGAAGTCACCGCAGAACTTCGTGAAGAGTTTGCTGCTCGTTATGAAAATGATAAGCAGGAGATTGTTGGCGCGATGGATGCAATGCTGAAGGAAGCACTCAAGAAAGAACTCGACGAGTTCGCATCTGACAAAGCAAAAGTTGCTGAAGACCGTGTGCGTTACAAGCGCGCTGTCAAAGAACATGCTAAGATGCTTGAAAGCTTCATTCAGGAAGTTCTATCAAAAGAAGTTCGTGAACTACGTGAGGATCGTAATACACAAAAGGCTAACTTTGGTAAGCTAGAAGAGTTTGTTCTCAAGCAGCTAACTAAAGAACTCAACGAATTCCATGATGACAAGCGCGCTCTAGCAGAGCAGAAAGTCAAATTGGTACGCGAAGGTCAGAAGGTTATTGAAGAATCTAAGCGCAACTTCATCAAGAAGAGCGCGGCAAAACTTGAAACAATGGTTGAGGGTGTTATGCGCAAGGAGCTCACAGCTCTACGTGAAGACATCCAGCAAGCCAAGGAAAACGAGTTTGGTCGTAAGATTTTCGAATCCTTCGCCAGCGAGTTTATGACCAGCACTTTGAGCGAAAGTACTCAAACTGCTAAACTTGCAAAACAAATTATAGGTCTCAAGCGCACAATTGCCGAGTCAAACAACGCAATTAAAGCAAAAGACCAAATGCTCAAGGAAGCTACTCGTAAAGCACGTATCGCAGAAGATACAAGCACACGTAAGCAGATCATGAGTGAAATGCTTGGTCCTCTAAACAAGGGTCAGAAAGAGCTAATGGCAACACTACTTGAATCAGTCAAAACCTCACAGTTGCAGACTGCATACAAGAAGTATCTTCCAAGCGTTCTTTCAGAAGACACCAAAGTTAAGACACAAGCAAAAAAGACTAAACTTACCGAAAACCGCGCCGAAAAGCGTGAAGTGAACGGTAATAAGGTCAACAAGAGCGCCCAGCAAGACGTTGGTGGCTCAGCTGATATCATTGAACTCAAGAAATTAGCAGGACTAAGCTAAAGGAGAAACTAAAATGGCAGACGTTCTATTCGAAAACTGGTCAGCAACCAAGGATGCCCTTGTTGACGGTCTGACCGGTAACAAAAAGACAGTCATGGAAACGGTTCTCGAGAATACTAAGAAGAACCTTACTGAGGCTGCAACAGTCGGCTCAACAAGCTCAGGTAACATTGCGACACTTAACAAAGTGATCCTTCCAGTTATCCGCCGTGTTATGCCAACTGTTATTGCAAACGAACTAGTCGGTGTTCAGCCGATGACAGGTCCGGTTGGTCAGATCCACACCCTCCGCGTTCGTTACGCAGAAACATTCGACTCAGCAGTTGCTGGTGATGAGGCACTAAGCCCATTCCAGATTGCTAACGGTTACTCAGGTAACGCAACTACTGACCGTGCTGAAGCTACTTCAGTTCTAGAAGGTCAGGCTGGTCGTCGTCTAAACATCCAGGTCCTCAAGCAGACCGTCGAAGCAAAGACTCGTAAGCTCAGCGCACGTTGGACTTTCGAAGCTGCGCAAGACGCACAAGCTATGCATGGCCTAGACGTTGAAGCAGAGATCATGGCTGCGCTCGCGCAGGAGATCACTGCAGAAATCGACCAGGAGATCCTAGCATCTCTACGTTCACTCGCAGGTGCTGCAACCAGCACATACGACCAGAACGCAGTAAGCGGTACAGCAACTTTCGTTGGTGACGAACATGCAGCACTTGCAGTTCTAATCAACAAGGCAGCTAACGACATCGCAGCACGTACACGTCGTGGTGCTGGTAACTGGATGGTTGTTTCACCAACTGTCCTAACTGTCCTACAGGCAGCTACCACATCAGCGTTTGCGCGCACAACCGAAGGTCCATTTGAGGCACCAACCAACACCAAGTTCGTTGGTACTCTAAACGGCTCAATGCGTGTCTACGTGAACCAGTACGCAACAGACGATAACATCCTTATCGGCTACAAGGGTTCAAACGAGACAGATGCGGCAGCATTCTACTGCCCATACATCCCGCTAATGAGCTCAGGTACGGTCCTAGACCCAAGCACCTTCGAGCCAGTTGTCAGCTTCATGACACGTTATGGCTACGTAGAACTCAGCAACCAGGCGTCAAGCCTTGGTAACGCTGCGGACTACCTAAACCGTATCGACGTTACAAGCGGCAACCTAAGCTTCAGCTAAGGTGTCAAAAATATAAAGAAATTAAAGCCCGGGCTTAGCCCGGGCTTTATTCGTTATGAAAACTTTTTACTTGATTCAAAATTATGAGAACAGCTCGGTAGGCTTACCTACAAATATCGGCTGGGTCTGTTCTACGGCACTCTCCTCCGCTCCGTGCCCGTCTTATGTTCTTAATATAGTGCTTCAAACAGTGTTTGTCAACAAAAAAATCAATCTAAATCTATCTGATCGACAATTGTTTTGATCTTGCTCAAAATGCGTGGATTTTGCAACACCAACTTGGCGCCAGGGTGTAGTGGCACAGGGTATCGGTCGTAATTGACCCAAGCGTATCCCTCACTCTCGTCGTTAATCTGAGGTGTAAACTCACTGGGTACTGTTGCAAGGAACGTATCGTATTCAAACGATTCGTCATTGCTCACCATCTTATGTATTGGATAGAACTTAGTGATGTCAGGCAAAAAGCCCAATTCTTCTTCAAGTTCTCGCTCGATGGTTTGAATTGGTAGCTCACCTTCAAGTCCACTACCTCCCCAAAATCCCCAGAAATTTTTGTTACGTCGGTCTGGCCGTCTTAGCTGAAGCAAAATACGTTTAGTATCTTCGCTAAGCAGTATGCAGCCGCTTGCTCTTGTTGTCATGTTAATCCTGTTAAATGTACAGGCGCCACCAACCTTCTCGGTAAACGCCTTCATAGCTGTTTTGCCAGTGTGTGCCAGTCCATTCGAACTGATCGCTAGTTGCAATGTTTGTTACATATTCAACACCAGGACTAGCGTTCGCATCAAAAACTACAACCCATTGAGTACCACTGTATTGAATAATGTCGTTTGGGCTTGCGATTGGCTCGCTTCCATCTCCTTGTGTACCCCAGAAGGTACCACCATTTGGAACCTCGTCAAGCACAAGATATCTCTGCCCCAGCGCCGCTGCTGGCAAGGTTCCATCACCTGGACCTCTGTTCTGCGGATTGACGATTTGGTCAACGGTTCCTTGTGTATTTGAAGGTAGAGTATCATCGTCGATATTGACGATGAGCTTTTGTGGGTCTGTTGGATGATAGTCCAAGGTGCCCACAACGTCGTTGGTTGGGTCGGTAACGTCCTCGCCTTGCCGTAGTCTTATCTGACTGATGCCAGGACGTAACTCTCCGTACCACTCAAAAACATTTTCCTGCCATGTTAGCGTCCCACTGCCTGGCAGCGGGTCTCCGAGGTCCTCAGCGTCCTGTGCAGACTTGCTGGTTGTGCCACTAGGTAAGATAGTTGCTTCACCGTTACGATAGTCTAAGAAATAGTCTTCCAGCGTTGTGATAACGAATCCACTCACACCAGGATCAGTTATAGTGTCAACTGTCCAGGTTTCAAAATCTTCAAGGTCCAATGTATGGATCTCAGTGAGAATGGTCTGGATGATATTCATACGGTTGACCTTGGCTGGTGGATTGATCAAGATCGGAATCTGGAATTGCAGTGTCGCAACATCAATCACTGTGTCAGCCCCGCTTGGAAGTGAACGACTTGACCACGTCACGTCAGTCATTTCACAATATGCAAGAGAAGTCCAGTCAAGCACGTTCTGATTGGTATGCAGATTGATACTTGGGTTGAACAACACGCAGATCTGTTCGAGCAACTGTAGCTTCTGGTCAGTATTACTGGTCCAAACGTCAACGTTCATGGTGAGCTCGTAAGGCACAGGCTGGTAACGTGTAACGTCATATGCTAGCCCAGGCTCATTTACATATTGGTGATCATCCTCATTGAATTCTTTTTCGATAACCTGTAGTGTTTCCTCAAACTGTGGATAACGACGTAGGTCCGGCTTCATTTGCATGTTCGCAACATAACAGCTAATGAAAGGCACCGTGTTGAGTGTGTTCTCTGAATTTTCCTTGAGGATATGACCAACCTGACGGCTCATGTCACCGTATCGCGCAGGTACAGTTTCGTAGACAGGATTGCCTTGTGCGTCATAACCTTTCTGTACTGTGAAGTTACCGAAGATCCTTACAAACTGTAGTAAATAACGCCTTATGCTCGCGTCATAAAAGTATTGCATA